GTATTATTACGGTTAGTGTCAATCCACACTTGCCCACCAACATAACCGATAATTTGCTGCGATGCCACACCTTCTGCGAGCAACTCATCAACCGTCAGTGTTGCGCCGGTCAACCCAGACCCATCAAGTCGTACAAATACTAACCCGATATCATCACCGGTTCCGGTGTGCCTAGAGAGTAAATTTAGAACTCTAACTGTATTAGTATTACCCGCTTGGCCTGATAGTTCACCGTATGCATCCCAAGTTGCACCATTCCAAACTGAAAAATTCAAGGTATCGTTGCTACCATTCAATCGACCCGTAAAAGTTATTGATCTTGCGGTTCGCGAACCACCCACTGAGATTTGATAAACGATATCAATAGCACCACCAGTATCAGTAATTATATGGTCATTCCCGCCAATAAAATGGGTGTCCACAAATGTATTGGTTTGAGTTCCGACAAAACTAACCGCATTTAGTGCGCCCCCGGTATTGTCAGCATTGACCTCAAAATTAAGCCCACCCCCGGAACCACCAACCGGAGTACCGACATTTTCAGTAGCTAGTATAACCCTAATACTATCACCAACTGCAATAACAAATGGTGTTGGGTTACTACTTAGTGTTATTTGACCCGAGCTAGCAACGTATGAAGCTAAAGAACCGATGCTGATATCCTCAGGGAAATTAGAGTTAGCTATAATAACATCACTACCCGTTGGATAGGACGCATCAAACGTACTACCATTAGTGAGTGCGACAACGGTGGGGCTTATCACTGCGGAAACCACGGTGTTTATCAATACAACACCCTGCTCTACATTTGCCGCGGTCAATTCAAATTCGGCGGCAATTCCCACCGGGTTGAGTGCCGAAATGGTTATCGAACAGTAGGCTGTGTACTCACCCACAGTGTACCCCACGTCAGTGGGAACTAACACTTCGTATGCGCCGTTAGGGTATGCAACATTAGTTAGTAAAAATGGTGTCAGTATTGCGATAGGTGAGGTGGTTGCCGCATCCCCTTTTCGTCGGATATAAATAAGAGGTGATGCGCCATCACCTTGGTCACCGTCAGCTGTATTTGAGGCAAATGCTAGAGCCACCACCTCACCCAATTCTCTGATTTTATCCGTCATAGTGTCTGAGCCTTAAATAAATTATGCCCCATTATATTAGTTTTAAATAATGGAGTCGAGCGGGTTATGGGTGGGGCAACCCCGGAAAATTCGAATGCACCAATTGTACCGATTGTATCCCGATTGGTATTTAACATGTCCACCATTAAGTCAACGCGCGGGTCGGTGGCTGACGGGATGGTAGAACCGTCTTGTGTAATAGTAAATGCGTTTTCACCAGCGATTGAAAAGTCCTGATTATCAAATTCAGTGAAAAACACGTTAGCGCCAGAATTGGGTTCCACACTTACACCACTGACATTACCAAAACTACCTGCTCCGAATTTACCCACTGCTGATGGGTCACCGCTAACATTACCACCGCCTGTAAAACTGACAACACCCGGGGATGCATCCGGGCCTGAAGTGCGCCAATCCAACGCAGATGGGTCAACCGCATTCATAGCTAATTGTGTTGATCTTGTATCTTGATTAATAACTATATTATTGTAAGCATTGACAATTGCAGTTGAGGCGTTAGTCAACGATACGGAAAACCCACCGTTCAGGGTTTCGGTCGGAAATCGCCCGCAGTTAACGATCGTGTTGTGATACAGGTTATATTGATAAGTGTTACTGGGTGAAAACCGCTGAATGTGAACCCCTGCGCGAGCAAACCCTACTATAGCACAATTAACTATTGTCGCGGTTTGAGACGTTACACCCCCAAAATAAAACCCATCTTGACCGCTTTGATTATTCGCAGCACGGATAAAACATTGCTGCGCTAAAAAGTCACCAGCGTTGAGTCTAAATGCCTCATCTGAGTCGCCAGCAACTGTATCAAGTGTCACTGCTATACCCTGATACCACACAAACGCACCGTTTATGGTATTGGCGTGGCCACCAGTATTTCCCAGGATATGCGCACCTGCCCCACCCCCAAAATCAGTTGCTGCGTTACCTGAAGTGTGGGTTATCTTTATACAGTTAGTAAATGACTCACCGGCACGGGAAGGAATAACGAGATCACCGACGTATGTACCGGGCACTAACTGTATTTCGTAGACCTCAGTTAGAGTGGTCGGTGCTGCGTCAATAGCAGTCTGTAAATCGGTAAAGTCGGCACCACCAGCCTGATTAACAACAACAATTGTCATTATGAAATAGCTATAACGTTTATTGTCAACCACTGAACTGGAGTTAACTCAAACCAGTCTAATCGGATAGAACCACTATCTATAGTTAGTCGAAACGTATACCCCCCAGCGGGTAAAAAGAGCACCCCCACATCTTCAATACCCCAAATGTCCAGCCCACCGGTGCCCAGAATACCCGTTGGTTGAGACACATAGACCTGCTGGCTGTCAATAGCTAGGCTCAAACGAAAAGGTGCACCTGGGATTTCAACCCGAGCATATCGAGCAGACACTTGATATAACCCAGAGGTCTCGACCTCAACTTCGTATTCTAACCACTCACCCTCCGCCAGTGCACTAACACTAAACGCATTTGGTTCACCCCCCACACTTTCAATATCAACACCAAAATCATCACGGTAGACACCCCCCTGATTCGTTTCCGGTGTCGAGTCATGTGCAACAGTGTAATCTTCAAATTCAATTCTACCCGGGACTAACTGCAAATAGGAATTTTCAATTTCTGTAGGAACCTGAGTAACCATTTCCACACAAATTACATGACCTGTAAGTCCGCTGCTGTTTGTGTGCTGATAATAACGAAATCGACCACCACGCCCGGTTGCATGACTAAATGCACCACACGCATCACCCACATTAGCCGTGCCTATCACTGCACCGCTTACCATCGACCTTAGGGGTATGGTTTCAAATGAGCGATTAGGTGCCACCACTGCGTTAGCAGACACTAATATAGGTGATAAAATTAATAATATAAAATAAAATACTCTCATGTGATCATCTCGTAAGTTGTGGGGTGGTATTTAACTTTTACCTTTTTAAGCCCCCCATTTTTTATAAGTATGGCAACCGCCCCACCTACCATTTCACGACTGAGCCCGAGCGTAGTTGCTAGTGCAGTAATGCATAAAACAAAATGGCGGTCATCCGACATCGCACTCAACCGTTGACATAACCATTTTACTTGATCATAACAATTATACGTTTTTAATCTGCTAGTAAATTCCATCTGATCTGATATAAAAGTGTGGATTTGATTTTCGTCCGGTGTGCACTTTGTCAACACTGATTTAATGATAGCACGGATGTAAAAATCTTTTGGGACAAAGACCACCTCCCCCCTTTCAACCATGCACGAACCACCGGTTGCACCATTTAAAATTGCCGAAACTGCCCCTTTTTCGACGAAATAAGTGCCTGTTTCTAATTTTATCCCGTTTTTTTTAATCACCAGTTTACCTAGTGTACTTTTAAAATCTTGCGAGTTTGGTATTATTTTAGGTTTGATCTCTTTGAGCATACCAACCTTTCTTGTGCATAATTGCAACTGTGATATTGCGTCATCACACATTCTTTCAACTTCGCTGTAATCTAGTTTCATGATAAAAATGGCTCTCCTGTAATTTCGCTCACCGAACTATTACCTGGTATTTCAACACCAATAATGTCTGTGCTCAATATCCCAGCAGTCGGTCTGCTTATTACTATACGCGGGTTAGATGTGGATTGTGTAAATGTTTGAGTACTTATCACCACACCCCCTTGAGTTATATTTATCAAATTAACTGAAAATGTAGCTATCGGTGGTGCCAACTCACCAATGTCATCGATTGTCACATTTAACTCAGGTATGGTATCGCTTGCCACAACCTCGGAATCTAAAAACTGCACAACGTCAGCAACGTTGCCCAATGTATCAACGCCTCGATTTTCCGCCGTCATTCTGATCTGCTGAAATAATTGAGTAAGGTGTGGATACGCGCTAACTATATTTATGCGATCTAACAGGCTTAAGCCGACAACAAGTACTTGACCATTGCTGTCAAGAATATCAACCAACCATTTATTTAATGCACTGTTGAATGACGTACGGAATTGGTACTCGCCGATACCCTCGATAAAATCAACAGTAACTAATCGTGCGCCGTCGTCGGTTAGTGGTATGACTTGCAGAGTCATTTAAATTAACGCCTCAAATATCCTGTTTAGTATCGACTCATTGACTCGTGCTGGCGCGTCACCCTCGGTGATACTATTTTGTCGCCCACCTTGCAATTCACTTGACGCTGTACGATCAACTGATGGGTCTAGGTCTTCACGCGGGATCAATATCACACTCGTTTGGGTTAGGTTTACCTCGGTAAATGTAAGCAGTAGATTTAGCCGGCCGTTAAATGGCGCGGCATTATCACCGGTGAGTGCGGTTAGTGCATAATTTTCATAAACTTCATGCGCTGTGACAACCGTATACAATTCGCGCATGTTTAATTGTGATCTAAATTCTTCCCAGCTTTCAGCCGGTTGTGCACCTAACGAGTTTGAGATTTCAGCCTCAATGGTCACAGTATTTGGGTGTCTAATAATGTGATCTGAGATGACCGCACCGCTTTCAATTGGCAATTGTGTCAGTTCAGCATCGCCGGTGTGTGTCTCACGCAACCGCAAATCTATGCGAGTGCTAATCAACGTACGACTGCCGCGAAACAGCCCTATAACTACACCAATTAATCCTATTGGCATTTAGTTAACCACCGCCGCGTTGAGTCCGGGGCTGTTAATCTGCTGTGATTGCACTAGTGATAGTTCACGCTTAATAATTTCGGCAGTTCTACCAGGGTTAGCGGCGCCGCTAACATTAATAACTATATTAGTATTGTTAGCACCCCCCTGCATATTGCTAATATTACGAGTAGCTTGTGAGCCGATAATCTCAGTTAGTGGCTTTACAAACCCTAACCCGGCTGAGGTTGGTACACCTGTATCATCAGAGGCTCCAGCCGACAGTAAGAAGCTAGGTATGGGTAAGCTGTCAATTAGACTGCCCCATTTTGTAGACACAATTGCGACGGCCTTGTCAATCATTGCACCGAGCACATCAAGGCCTATAATTTTTGACCAGTCAAGCTTAGGTAAATTAACTAAAGATTTAAGTTTATTAATGATTTTATTGATAGTCAATTTTACGATTGCGAATAACAATAAAAAGTAGTTTTTTATACCCTCTACGAGTTTACCCGTGACACTTTCACCGCCCTGAAACGCTACGATCATATCTTCAATTATGAGGATGACCGCTACGATGGCGGCAACCATTATTAAAAAAGGTGCAGATGCAATCAACACCTTGACCGCTATCAAGCCCAGAATTGCAGACAGGGCTACGAGGGATACGGTCACTACCTGGGCGATTTTATCCGCATCAAACAGTCCGTCAGTAAAACCACCCAGGTTAGGGATCACTGACAATAAATTATTGACAAGCGTACTGACTATTCGTGCAAAATTCTGGAAGCCAAAGACGACACCTTGAATAAATGTTGCTAAGCCGCTTATTATTATCTCTTTATTCGCCACAACTAATTCAGTTAGGCTTTCGACAAGTGGGGTGAGTATGGGTAACAGTGAGACAGCTATGACCGTCGCCAGCCCAGTCATAGCTGTGCGCATTGATACGAGCTGTGCATTATATGCAGCAGCCTGAGCGGCATCAGCGGGTGATACGATGCCCCCCAATCGCCTAGCCTCAGCACGTAGCGCTTGGATATTACTACGACCTTGTTGCAATAATAGTATAGTGTCTTGACCAAATCCCAACTTACTTGCCAAATCTCGACCTGTCAGAGTGTCAAATTTAGTTAGACCGTCTGCGACGTCGAGAAATAATTCCTCGAAGCCTTTAAGATTACCCTGTGCATCACTGATTGACACGCCGAGGCGGGCTAATTCTTCACTGGGCTGTCCGAGGCGTATGCCACCAACGGTCGCTGCAAAGGATTCAAAGTCGGAACGCAGAGAACTAACTGAACCACCCGCTCGTTTGATGCCAAACTCAAATTCTTGGAGTGCCTCAAAGCCGAGATCAATGCTTTTCGCAAACTTGGCACCGTCGTCAACCTGACCAGCAATCTTATCTGCAAATGCAACAACTGCAACGGTGACAACCGTCAACGCGGCACCCGCCGCTAGAGCGATGGTTTTAACTTTATCAAGACCGGCTGACAGTTTGCGTGAGGCGCCGTCATTACCGCTATCACTTTTAAGTGTTAGTAATGTGACCAGCTCGTCAACTATCGCCATTTTTATTTTGCTCCGTCTCTAGCCAGTCGTTAAATTCTAATAATTCGAGCATGTGCATAAATTGCAACATATCAACCGTGTTATCACACAAGTCTACATAACTACAGTACCCCGCCTTAATAACTCGACTCACTAAATAGTCGTTTCTCCACTCTTCTGGGATTGTGATCCCGCGCCCGCCGATAGCAACGATTGGAAGTTCTCGACGTTTTCGAGCAAAAAATCTTTGCTATTCTCCCAGATCGCCCACATCCCCACCTGCATCATGTCGGCCGGGTGCTGTGTAAAATGGGAATTAAAGACAGAGGTGTCACTCAATGACTTACCGTCTGCGATTTTAATAGTGGTTTTAAACACTAACCGCAATAAGTCAGTGACCGCATCTGAGTCAAGGTTACCGATTACAGCCATTATTTTAGTGTTATCTAAACTAGTTAGATCGACACTGCCCAGACTGCCAACGACAGCCTTAACCACCTTTGGTGCAAAATCAAGGGCTAGCATAGGTGGCATGGGCAACAACGCATACTCACGTCCGTTAATTTCCTTTTTGCGATAGGGATTATCCAATTAGCCCACCAGTCTCAATCAAAGCATAGTTAGACGCGGTGAGTGTAAAAGTTCGTGCTTGCATTGTCGGCCCACCCGTCTGAAAAGATGTGTCACTCACTGCGCAATTAAATAATGTCAGTGTATCATCGACACCAGTAGTCACAAGTGCCTGGCTTAAGATCGGCACCCCAACATGCGCAAGTTGCGACAACTCAAAAAGAAATTGAAGTGATGGACTTGTCGGCTTAAATTTAAGTGTGAGAATAGCAGGACGTGGCGAACCGAAACTGAGAGCATTACGATCTAACCCGCGAGTGACGACAATGTTATCACCCTGTGGCTCGAACAATATGACATCCTCACCCTCATAAAAATCCCGCATTACAATGCCATTAATAATAACACTGTGTGAATTTTGATCATAAAACTGTGATCGTGGCATTATCTAACCCCTTTAAGGTAGTGCTTGGACGTTAAACGCGACGCTATGAATAGCGCCCGCAAATCGAATAGTCATCACAAATGGTGGGCCTTGTCGTGCGGCGCGCTCCGATGCAGTGACCAAACGTAAAGGCGTGAATGCAATGTCATATGCAGGTAAGACCCGTTCACCCGTCTGTAACTCAGGGGCGTTAACCATGCGCGGCGCTAATGCACCGTTAAACTCGTAACGTTCACCGATTAATGACGCTGCGGCTTGTAATAAAGCAGCGCCTGATGCAGTAAAAGGAACCTTACCCTCACGTAAAAATACATTAAACAACGCTACTTGCAATTCCTCACTAAAATTATCAATAATCAATCGCTCATCGATAAACCATGTATCCGCCGCCATCACCCCCTCACGAATCGTACGTGCAACTGTACCAATGCGAGTGAGTGTATTATATCTTTTACTAGTTAGGACTGCTAACTCAGACTCGTTAACCCCGACAGGTGTCGCGCCCACTAAGTTTTTAAACTTGAGGGTGATTGTACTATCGGCCGCCGCATAGTTAACACTGAGCATAAGTGCTAATGCCATCACATCCGGATATTCGTCCGGTGCATCACTGTACCAATTCACGGTGCGCTCATGACCGTTAAAGTTAGTCAACGCTCCGATGTCGGTGGTACTGGCAGCATTCATCGCATTGACCGAATTACTCAATGCGATGAATATATTATTGTGAGCTTGGGCGTCGCTCGCTACTAAAAATTGGTCATCAGTATCTCGAAAACTACGTTCTAGTGCATAGCCATAAATAAACCGACCGGACTGTAATGCCGCTTCGCGCACGATTGCCATCTCATTTACAATACCCGTCGGCAGGTATCCCATCGTTGATATTGCATCACCTGATTCGATGCTCAACAGCCCCGAAACTCCGACATCAGTACCAGAGGCAGGTGGGATAGGACTGTTAATAACTACAGATAGATCACCAATTGTACCACTTGTAATGCGTACGATATTGTTATTAATAACCACGGTCGCACCCGCAGCACCGGAAAGTACCAGTGCCGTTTGAATACGCGAAGCCACGGCGTCGAGTGAGGTGTCGGTACTAAAATCTAAATTAGTTAGTGCATGAGATATACTGTCAACCTCAATAGTTAACGAGCCGTCGGTGATCGCCTGAAACACAGTGAGATCACCGACAGTATTACCGGTTAAAAACCCAGGCTGGGCAGTCTCAAAAATCTGAGCAATGGCAAGAGTCAGAGCTCGCACGGGTTGTGCAAAAAAGTCACGAGCCATGGCTACCGCTTCACTACTGGCATCAAAAATATCGGTGACCGACACAAAGCTATTAAAAAATCGAATCCGGTTGGCACCGTGATCTAACGGGCCGGTACGAACAATCGCAACAGCAACACTCAGATCAGTAGTCAGCTCAGTTTGTGGCCGACTAACATTAATCATCACATCGATATCGCGTGGTAGTGCACGATCGTTGCCACTAATTATTGCCATTATTTATCATCCTCAATATTATAATCAACGCTGTCAAAACAATCAGCAGCAAACGTCTCACTAAGTGTAGCATACCCGCTAATCGAAAACTCAGCGCGTGGTCTTAGTCGACCTAAATATTCTCCGGTCAAATCCAAAACATTAGTTACTTGTGCGCGCCCCATATTAGCCCACAAATCTAATAGTCGATTATCTGACTCCACACTTGCCTTGAGTCGTGACGCATCAGCCATTGCCGCTCCATCCCAGATTGACAGTTTAACCGTCAATACTGATAGATTGCGTAAAGTTTGAGCGCCTGAAATCTCGTCATAAGTCGAAACATCATAAGGCATTGCTGATATGTCGCTAAATAAAATAGTAGCATAAGGTGAGTTAGGAGGTCTGACATTTTGATTCTCGAATTGCACGGCGCGATCGGGCAATACATTGATCACCCAATCAAACACATCATCTTGTATGTCGCTAAATGCTGTCACAACCGCTCGACATATACTGTCGCCAAATATTTATTATAACCCCCGTATAGTCCCCAATCCTTTTGAGCAATCACTCGCCACACTCGACCATACGCATTAATAAAAGTTTGTAATTGTGGAGTCTCATTTAGATAATTGAGCACTTGACGCGTGCGAATAACAAGACCTGAGTCGGCCTCAACACCCTGTGGTAAAAACTTTAATTGTTTGTCGCTCATTGGCTGCACCGAACCGATCAATGTAAAATTAGTATCAAGCGTCTTAAACTCTCGACCGTCAACAAGCTCCACACGCTCATCAAACGCGGGGAATGACACAGTAAATAGATCAATGGCGACGGCGACAGGTAACGGCAACATGACTATTTATCGCGCACAATGTGCATTGCTGAGCCTGCTAGTAAACCTGTGTCAACCAGCGGATTGTCGCTACCCTTTGCTGTGATAGTTGATATTGCATTCGCTGGCTCACGTAGATCGACGATGGTTTGTTTAATCGCAGTGGCTCCGACGAGACCCATTGTTTCGAGTACAGACGTCAAGCTTGTGGCGCCTGCATTAACAGCTTTTACCCCCGCTTTGGCGATAGGCTTAGATCTCTCGACAGCCAAAGCACCACCTGGCCCCATAAAATCCCGACGGGGAATGACTTCAGTGCCGAAATTATTGTCTACGGCTACGTCTAACAGCGGTTTACCGTCAGGATATGATAACCCCGCGCTTTCCGTACCGACCGGAAAGCCAACCGCGACAGTCTTATTAGATTTATAACGATCTAATAACTTACTAATATAGTTAGGGTTGCGTTGCTTGACTGTTGCGACCATGACCGTTACCAATTAATGTTCCGCCCTGCACACAAGTTTCACGCAGGGCTAAAAATTCTTGACCGTAAACTGTCCGTGCTAGTGATATTTCCTCTTTTGTACCGTTGGTCAAATATTCAGGTGTGGTAAAAGATGTTGACACCCCGTCCACATTACCCGACGATACTACACCAGCACCACCAGCAACACCACCCACTCCACCAGTGCTGGCGCGCTGGGCAGCTAGTCCAACTTGATGTGCGGATAAATAGATCACAGCGTCATTAAAGCAGACACCCCAGGCGTCAGGGATTAGTTGCAGAGTCGAGCGGTCTAACCAAAATTGTACCGAGTCATCGCTGACGACTGACTCGGTGAACTCAGGTAATAACTCTCGAAACTCTGCAATAGTCGGCATCATTTACTTAGACTTTCCACGCTTTGGTTCAACCATAGTTGTCGGTGCAGTTTCCACACTCTTCACCTCGTGCTTAATTTTATCAGTGTTAGAGGCATCGGGTTGCAAAGATTCTGGTCTAACTGCATCGGTATTATCCGAGCGTGTTGGCTCAGAAGGAGTTAAGGCACTTTCAGAAATGGTAATACGACCAACCATTAAATGACCACGTAACGCTGCATTACCTTTTTGCATTTTTTCCCAGACATCTTTGTCAACCGACCCAACACCGCCAGGCGATAGTGTCAGTCGAGCCTTAGCATCGGAGGCCTTAGGCTTGCCACGACCATCACTTACTATAGGTAGATGCATGGTTAGCGGCGACAACATGTGATTTTTAATTGTGATTTTCATATTTAAATTCCGTCCGTATAGCTCATTGATGCTGGATAAGGCATATGATAAGAGCCAATCTTATACTCAGCATAGATATTAACATCGTATCCATGCTCTTGAGGCTCTAACAACTGAAACGGTAAAGGCCAAGGCACCATAATATTGTCAGAGTCTTTATACTCCGCAACAACTAAACGCGCTGTACTACCGCTGCCAGCCTCATCGAGATACCGGATAGGTTTAATATCCAACGGTTGACCAGTGCGAGCTGTGTACACATTTGCCATTTTGATATACTCAAGAATGGATTTACCCGCCGCATCATTAATAGTCTGTGAGCTGATAAATGCAAATTGATCGCCGGGGATAAAAACCGTATCAGGTAAATGCACAAAACGACTATTAACCCACGCGGTGGAAATTGCACTGTTAATATCAAATTGAATTTCATCCGGCGTCTTATTAACCCAAAGCGATGAAGCGCCGCCACCAATTGCCGCAGTGCCAACAGGCACTCCAGGATAATTTAACCATCCGTCGAAACCTACATTTTCGTCACCGTAAAACATCAAACCTTCAACGTGACGCTCACAAGCCATGCGCATATGTTTAGGTAGGTCGGTTAGTAAACTCTCATTGTAGCCAAATTGCACTTGCCGCGCATCTTCACGATCAAAAATTGCGGCAACACCGGCAACTTCGATTGGGATTCGATTCTTGCCGATTGTACGACCGACGGTTGGGATTGACTGATCGTGATTCGCGCGAAACGAACCTTGCCCGCGCCAATCACGAACACGGTACGAGCGCTCAGTTGCACCCGGATTGACAGCAGTATCAACTGACGCCTCGGGGATGACTTCGCGCCACTGCAATTCGCCATATTTGACATCTTTAAATGCTTCGCTGATGTCTTCAAAAGCACCGTAAACTAACTCTAATGCGCTAGTGCGGTCACCGGGTGAACCAAAATTAAAAGGCATGATTTAGTATCCTATTTCAATTATTGCAATAGAGTTCGCGGCGCTGGTGTCGTACCAACGCGCTGACGTAATCTGAATGGTATCCACCCCAGCTGCGGCATTAGTAAATGCCCCAATTGGGAAACCGTGACCAGTTGTGTCATCTATATACATATGCACCGAGTTACCCGCACTCACTGCGATAGTGGCTGTCACAAATATTCGACCCTGGCGCAACACTGGGGCCATCTTGTTGGGTGACCAGATCGGGTTGCCGTCAATGTCATTTTCTTGTGCGCTGTCACGTACTAAGATGCCAACAAAGTCATTGATGTTCTCGCCAGCCGAGGGGGCGATAATTGGGAAGGGGGCTGGCCGATCACCGTATTCACCCACCGGAATAGTGATTGACGTGCCCCGCATAACACCTAGGCCCACCATCAAATTGGTAGTCCCACCCACGGGATAGCCATCAACTAATGACGGGTCACCCTGCGTTGCAATTTGACCTGGGAAACCTCGGCTCGGATGATCTGTGTAATCAGTCTGCACACTGCCTTGGATTGTGCCGCGAAAACCGCTCATTATTTACCTCCGGTTTTGTAGTTGTTGTAAGCTGCATAACCTAACGAGTCTTTGTTAGCCACTTTAGATTTGTCACGATTAAAAACCTCGGCACCCGCAACCTTACGTTTAGTTGATGGGGCCAACTCGCGAATAGTATTAAATACACCTTTAACAAATGATTCATCTTTTGCAAAATCATCGCTCAAAGGCTCTTTGCGGATTGCATTAACTACATGTAGGCGCAACTTGTGACCACGCAAACCTTTGATAGAATTAGCCGCCTTTTCTTTGTCGTCGTACGCTTCATTGTCAACGAGAGCATCAACCGAATTCATTTGCTCCTCGGCCATTTCCTCAGCCATATTTTCGAGTGAGTCACCGGATGTAAGCTCATCAATGCGAGCCTTTAACTCGTTAATGACACCCATCGCTTCTGCCAATTTTTCCTCTGAGTTTTTAATCTCAGTTTTCGCTTCTTCGGCACTGTTCATAGCTGCTTCAAGCGCCTGGGCATTTAATGCTTCGTTGTGTACGTGCATCGCAAGCACACCGTTGAGCACTACCGCATCACTGTTAGCTACGCGGATTGCGCGTTTGTCTGCCAACTCTATTGTTGTTAAATCCATCGCTTCCGCTCCGCTTTGTTTATTTAAAATTCGTACTTCTCGACCGCCCCGCCCTTCGCCATTGGGCAACAGGGCGACGTGATTAAATCGTATTGTATTCTGCGCCACGTCGTAAGCCACATCTTCATAGCTACCGGGCGTAACATCATAATAAGCTGTATATGCACTTGATATTTCTGTAAGTTCACCAGATTTAATTTTAGCAATAGTGTCAGGGTCTCTAATAGACAGATCAACTTCGAGATACGGCCCAGATTGACGAGCTTCACCCGCAACGCTGCCCACTTCGTGATTTTTACGTTCCTCATCGGCTTCGATCCACTCGTGATACCCGCCAATAACCGGCATACCTTCGATGCTTTGCATCGCATGCGGACTAAAAATAGCATCAGGTGGTACATTAACGCTAACAACATCCGGTAATTCCCCTAAAGCTGGGTCATTACCCAGTTCTTCCCGACCATACTCCATTACGCCACAAGAAATCAAGCGTATTGTAATTCGTAAAAACCCGTTGTCATCTACCCGCCAATCCTGGCCGATTTGGCTACGCTCATATAGCATTTTCAATCACCTTTTCTAACTCAATTAAAGGTTCCGCAAAACAGCGGCATTGTATTGACTCACCTGGCCCGCCGTCAGCTGGTAAAGAGTCCCACCTATACACGCGCCCCTCACGCGCAAAGTGATCACCGTGCACCCGCGACGGGTCATTAGGGCCACCAGGTGTTCCGGTTACCCTAATATCCTGCACCGTGCGCCAAATAAATCGTTCAATCCCCACATCTCGCTGTCTAACCGAATTTAGTGCGCCGATAAATTTAGTCGTTTGGTCACGCGCGATTAGTTTAGCCTTCTTGTCACTTTGTGATCCCAAGACCCGCAGTCGATTAATGAGTGATCCTTCCTTAAATTCCCTACCTTCAAAATTGTCAAGAATCGCCCGCTGTACTTTTTTAAAATGCTCGGCCGGTATGCTCGATATCAAGCTAACATTTTCGGCTAACGCTTTATCAATGACCCCCGCTACCACCTCACTCGACAATATTCGAGCGCTACTAACACCCAGCGTACTACGCAATGTTTTTTCAATTTTGCGGCGATTAGCGTCGTCCATCGTTGCAATACTCGACCCGGCAATATTGGCCGCAGCGGAATCAAACCTTAAATTAGCCCTCCGCAACTCAGACTGCACCTGCGATTGAATGCGAGTCATTGACTCACCCGCCGAAACGGCGCGACCAATCAAGGCGGTCTGTTGTTTTAGAGTAGTTGTTAACGCTAGCAGTGCTTTGCGATACTCAACCTCATGTGCCTTAGTGACTTTAGCAGCGGCCCCACGCTTTGAACCTTTACCGCCGCGCCCGTCACTGCTAAGAATTACACTCATAGATTATAATGGCCTAGCACATTTAGAGCCTCAAGTGCTTGCTCAGGTGTGATCACATCGTGCATTACTAAATTAGTTAACGCAGTTGAGTCAGCGCCGCGCGTAGTTGCTGCGTCACTTTCTGACGGTGACCACATCGGCGGGAATTCTATTTCGACACTTTCAGGATCGACTGTCGGCAATATTGACGGTAGTGCAACCCGTAAAAACTTTTCAAGCTGTGGACGTAATCGTGACTCTCGACCATCATCAATTGCATTATAATAATTTTCTAAATCTGACTTACCTGTTGCATTAAGCCCACCAGGTGCTTCGCCTAAGAATCGAGTCGCGGGAATGTCGCTAGCAGCACTGATGATTTGTAAAAATTGCTGTAATAACTCGGGGACACCACCGAACGATGCTGACCACTGATCAATCGCTATGTCCTTACCGTCAATCATTGCTGCTTGATACATGCTCATCTGATCAGTCATCGTTTGCAATGCAGCAATCGCATCACCGCCGCCCGTCGTACTCAGTTGAGCTTTAAGACTGCCGTTATTTATAAGCACTATGCTTGCTCGCTGAATTAATTGCATCGCTGATTGTCGAGCGCTCACGCTGCGTATTATATCGTCATAAATTGCAGTGAGCACCGATACACCAAAGCCGTCATAGCTGCCTTTTATAAAACCAATATCGGTAGCCTCATTGTCCGTCAACGGGTCGCCGTCAAATATTAATAACCGGCTGTGATGCACGGCTTGCCCAATAACATGATATGTTTCAGGCTTTCCAAAACGGGCACTGAGGGGGTTAGTGTCATACTCAAGTTGCGACACTCGACTACGCGGGATGACATTTGTAAATATCAGATCGCCCTCTGATATTGCAGAGTGATCAACAGGTTTACTCGCATCATCATCACTGCGCAAACCCATTACAATTACCGCACCGCCGACCAGGCGCTCTAACTTGAGTGCTTGACGCAGAGCACGGCTAAATTGCAATTTAGATAATGCGGCGGTGAGCGTACAAGTTTGTTTCTCGTCAAGTCCTGAGTATGTCCAGCCTTTACGTAAAATGTCCTGGACGGGAATGTCGACAATTTTGCGAGCTGTCCACTCCTTATAATATAGCTCACCCCATTCGCGCGACTGTAAACTTGCGGAGCGAGTGCGATCAAGAGGGTGTGAGCTTGAGCGTTGGACTCTTGCGTTGTTGCCATGATCTTGCGCTTGACCCTGACCGGCACTTGACACTATGCGAGAATTATTAGTCTTTGTGCGTTTGCGATTGCGACGAGACATAACTAAATATGCACCCCAAACATTTTAAATATTAATGGGGCTCCGACCCACGACATCACAAGTGTGACGACCATCACCATACCTAACTGCTTATAGTGTCTCTTGTCAATGACATCTAACCTATCGACGACTTTGTTTTGTTTATTTGTCAATAGACCAATCTGATCTTTAAGTGCTGCAATAGCAACTAACTCTAATGAGTGATTGAGAGTAGCCCGCTCAACTTGAGTAAATCGTGAGTTAACGTCTACTCTCAGTTCTTTTAGTTCATCCCGCACATTGTCGAGACTGTCCGCGACATTAGTCAAAGTAGCTTCAATTTGTCCGATTAATCTTTCATTAACTTCAGCATCCATTTTGGTATTATACATAAGTCAAGTAATTATACTAGCGTCTATTAACCCGGGTATCCCGATAGTTAATTACAATTTCTAAAAATAGAAATAGTTGGTATACTAGACCCACACACTAACAAACAATAGAGAGATAAATTATGAACAGACTACACAACTGGTTGACTGAGCGAAGAAAAGAATTTTCTGATAGTGAGATTATTGCGGGGGTGGGTAACGGTGATATTGAGTCACCGGGCGACTGGATGGGGATATCAGAGGGTTCAGATTACATTAAAATCTGGGATACTGAGACGGTCGCAGACAATAAAATGGGATTTATTTATATCAGTTATCATCGCGAATGAAAACTATACTCAGAGAATTAATTGACTCGCTGCCTGGCGATTGTTGGGATGCTAAAGTTGGTGAGTGCGCCCGCATCCTTGAGCGCTCACGATCTACAGTATATCAGTGGTTGTGTGACAGCCCACCAATATCTACTACAACACTTGATGCTTTAAGGTATCGCATATCTTGTTCTGATAGCTAATTACAATAGAGAGATTAAAATGAAATATTTATTACTGACACTGATTTTATTTTCGAACGACTGTTTATCTATTGAGCAAACCAATTTAAAATACGAACTAACTAGTGAAAAAGAGTGGGGGTATCTGGCAATCGGATATCGCTTAGGGTCTGGTGTTGATATTTATTGTCGATACGAGTACAAGAATATCCAATATGTGCTCTATCGCAGCCCGAATCGATCAGAAAAAATATCGAAAATATCAATAAGTGCAGAAAATAAGACGCATAACCTGAATTTAAAAAAGAATATCTCCGAGAGTGAATTTACTGAATTTGTGAAAGCAGATAACATACGTCTGACAATGTATGCAAGGACTAAGTGGAAACGGTTTCGGAGAAGTCCGGTCGCTAAACTAGACAGTGAAAAACTACTAGACTTAGTGACTCAATGTAATCTAAAGAAGAAAGCTCGAATTGATAATAGAGCACAATTGTATAAAAAGAGAAAGGAGAGGATTAGCAAAATTGCTGATAACTTTGGATTAACTCCGATGTTTGGTGGTAGTAATGTTGCAAGCTTTGAGGAAATTATCACACAAATATCACAACGCGGAGAGGTCAACACACGCGGTCAGTTCGTACGAGTGCAGAATGGGTTTTATCGAGTGACACAAGTTATTGGCAAACGTGGTGCTATATTATCAAGTTATGGATTTAGCAATCAACCACTGATTAGGATTAACACAGTTGGGCCCGTGATACAAGGCCAAGACTGGGCCCGCACAAGTAGTTTAGTTAAATTTGTTGAAGTCACCTCTGCTACGACCGTGCTCGGAGCTTCGCGCCAGATAATCGTGTTTGACCAACTATCAATCGACACAAACTAAAATTACATATATCGCAAAACAACAGACCAGGTTAACAGCGCCATCGTCATAGCGTCGACCTGGTCATCATGACGATGTGACATGTCAGCCTGGAAGCCCGTACACTCGTCAATAAATCCCACAATCCATGGGGCTATTGACGAGTCGGGCAGCCACACCTTTTCCTCATGAATCGACCAGCTTGCGGCTTTAACACGAGATAATTTATCATCCCCTTGCAATTCAAAATCACTAGGCAGCCAGGGGATAACTTTAATATCGGTATACTCTTCGAGCACTTGTAGCAAGCTCGTACCGCTGACTTTATCTTCAATAAACATGCCAACCGGTGCAATCCCGTGTGATAAATCACAATGTTTACCCCAAAATGCCTTAGCGTGTTTAACTAAATCAGGAAATGCCCAGCGACCTCTTACTTGATCAAGTAGGTATAATCTCTTGTCATCTTCAACACCCCAGAGCTGAAATACCGTCGGATCATTAGCATCTTTGGTTTTCATGGCCGTATCAGCGGTGACGAATGTCAGTCTACACCGCTTTTTGACTTCAGTCAGGTCTGCATAATGTTGCCACCATTCCTCTTTTATCACACTACCCGTTGGATGGCGCGGTTCTTGCTGGTACTGTGACCAATATGTAAACTCGTCGACTTGCTCCAACTTTTTAAGATACTCTAATGATGCGGTTGATTCCCACACAGCTAGGTCGGTGATACGGTCGTGTCCTGGTATTTTGACCTGATACCACAATTCGGGCTCATTTGCAAGTACCCATCCTGATAAATCTTGTGGATGGGTACGCTGCATAATTAAAATATAAGGTGTGTTGGTTTTATTTCTGCGATTTTGTGCGGTGCCCGTATACCAGTCAATATTTTTCTTGAGCATCAACTCACTGCGCGAATCGCCAGGCTTAATCGGATCATCGATACCAAAAAACCCAGCAAACCCAGCACGTTTTTGACCCGCGCCAAACCCCGTGATAGCACCCCCCACACCCGCCGCACGCAGTCCACCACGCATCGAGGTGTGAAACTCGTCCATCCTATCCGAGCGTCCTTTATCAAGTGACGCAGCGGGGAACATCGACCGATACCATTCTTCACGCATCGTATTGCGAATTTTGTCGGAGCTTTCTTTGGCTCGCTCTTTTACATATGCACTAAGTATATATAGTGAGTCCGGCAAATGACCAATTGACCATTCTACCGCTGCCTCAAGCAGATCAGTTTTACCAAATCGCGGAGGTAAATTAATAACTAAATTACGCTTACCATCCGGCAGCTTACCGGCGATACACAACTCGATAGCGCGACAAATAGTGACAACATGTGGCAATATCAAAAATAAACTGTTACGTGATTTGGCCTTGGCTCTCACATAATCAACTAGTCTCAGCATTGATGATACTCTCCGCAAACTGCTCTGCTACTAATAGTGGGTTGTCAAGCACGGGCGGTGTAATATGTTTAATCTCACTCACCTCTTTAAAGGCTTGTACATCGATGTGTTTGCCGATTAACTCCAGCACTTTCACCCGATCATGTATTTTTGGTGTCACCGTTAGTTGGCCTTGTATCTCCTTGATTTCATACCCCGTAATCATTCGCTGCTGGGCATATGTCAAGTCCTGGACGGGTTTAGGGTTGCCCTGGTCATCAAATAATTGACGTATGTCGCCGAGGCCAACCATCATCAGCTCACGTAGCACTGTCGCTGCGGTGATGTGTAACTCGTCAGCGACTGCATCCATGAGTGTTTGCACATAGACGCGCAGTAACTCATCACTATTAAAGTGTGACTTGCACGACCGTGCAACACTCTCACTATATCCGCACATTTGGCCCGCTCGATACGCATTGTTACAGGCTACATAAAACTGTGCCCACAACCGGCGACGAGGGCTTATTGTTAAAAATATCTTGTTCATACACCATTATATCACGTCATTTATTTGATGGTTTTGACCTCAAACGCATCAAATATTGGTGTATATCACACACTCTCAAAATTTAGGGGATACTCTCAAATTTTGAGAGAACGCCGCCAACTTTTTGACGCATCAATTGGCTCTCAAATTCTTGATCTAATACTAGTTAAATTTTGAGAGCTAATTTTAAATTTTGAGAGCTAATTTTAAATTTTGAGAGCTAAAATTTAGACTTTTAGGGCTTCTATCTAATACTAGTTAGGGGGTTAGTTAGGACTTACTCCAAAGATTGGAACAGACCCTAAACCGTCTAAATCTAATATTAGTTAGGGGAAAAGTGCTACATTTTTGACCACTTTTTTTGAGAACCCAGTATCTATGCGGGCTACAGTCGCACCGACTTGTCCCGACTATTCCGACTATTTTGGGGGTGATTTTAGGGTAGTTGGTGCGCCTGTAGCCCGCATAGATACTGGGCTCCACAAGTTGATAATTCCGACTACCCCGACTTTTTGGAACATCTCAGAATTCTAGAGTTTCTGTATATGTGTGGATGTGTGTATATGCGGTATTGTATCTATTTAGTAGTCTATAATCACTCAGGCATACTACTATTATACTCATTATTAATATCTTTATAAAGTCGGGGTAAGTAGGGGTAAGTAGAGAAAAACCCAGCAAATATATGGGCTACAGTCGCACCGACTAGTTGGGATTTCATCGGAATCGGTCGGGACTGGTGAAATTATGATAAACTGTGGACACAAACAGAGAGGCGAACATTGTGAAATTATATCCAGACCAGCTCATGCTGGAAGCGGACATTTTTACGGCGTGGGATCGAGGCGCGAATGATGTTCTGGCGGTCTTACCGACCGGCGGAGGTAAGACGATACTCAACGCGTCCATTGTCAAAAAACTAAATGTCCCTACCGCTGTGGTAGCTCATCGCAGCGAATTAGTTGCACAGTTATCTCACGCGTTAGCAAGATGGGACATACGTCACGACATCATTGCACCCACATCTATCATCCAGACAATCCGACACAATCACTATGACCCAGCCAGTGCGGTCAAAGTAGGCAGTGTGCAAACTCTTAACGCTCGCAAAAATCTGTATGAGCCGTGGATTAAGCAGGTGCAACTCTACTGCACGGACGAAGCCCATCATCTTTGCAAAAATAATCAATGGGGGCGATGTCGAGAGTTATTTATCAACGCTAAAGGTCTTGGATGGACTGCAACACCCTCTAGGATGGACGGGAAGGGACTTGGACGCCACGCAGACGGTTATTTTGATACCATGGTAGGGGGTAAAACTTTAAGAGCTCTTATCGACGCTGAGCGACTTTGTGATTATCGACTGATTGCTCCACCATCCGACATTGACATCAATAATCTTAAAATTGGAGCGTCGGGTGAATACACTCCAAAAACAGTTAAGACTGAGGTTAAAACCAGTCATATTGTTGGTGATATTGTGCAACATTATTTGACTTTTGCACCAGGTAAACTAGCGTTTGTGTTCGCTGATTGCGTGGAGAATGGTGCGGATATTGCATTAAATTTCAATCGCGTGGGAATTAGGGCTGAGATATTATCTGCGACGACCCCGGCTGTTGTACGTGCGGACGTACTCACAAAGTTTAAAAACCGTGAAATTACAGTCATTGTAAATGTGGATTTATTCGGTGAGGGGGTTGATGTTCCTGCGTTAGAAGTTGTAATAATGGCTCGTCCCACTAACTCACTCAATCTTTACATTCAACAGTTTGGTCGAGCGCTGAGAGTGTCGCCGGGTAAAACCCGCGGGATTATTATCGATCATGTTAATAATTGGCAGCGACACAATTTGCCGGATTCACCACGCGATTGGTCATTAGATCGTAGAGAAAAGAGAGCGAAACATGACAAAGATCCCAATTTAATATCTCTGCGCGACTGTGAGCATTGCTATCAGCCCTATGTTGCGTATTTAAGTCGATGTCCATATTGCGGGCACGTACCAACTCCGACGCCGCGGGGTGGGCCGGAGTTGGTGGCGGGTAATTTATTAGAGTTTACACCTGAAGTGTTGCGGCAACTGCGGGGAGAAATTGACCGCTTGGAATTGCACGACAGTCATGTCAAAGCCAAAATGTTACATGCGGGAGCAACCCCCCTTGTCGCTAACAGTGCTGCTAAATTGCACAGAGAGCGTGCGACAAGTCTTGATACTCTCAAGCATACGATTGCATGCTGGGGTGCGTTGCAACGATCAAAAGGACTTGATGATGCCGAAAGTTATCGACTCTTTTATATGCAATATGGAATCGATGTGATGACTGCTCAGACACTCGGTGCAAAAGATTGTGATGCGTTGATAATTAAATTATCGCCAACCCTTGCATAGTGCATAATTTGATGATATTGTACTCACAAGTTTAAGTTAATGAGAGGCTATAACACATGATTAAATTTAAAATACCAGCAGAGCAAATTAGAGCCGCACTAATTCACGTCGCAAAGGGTGATGTTAGATATTTTCTTTGCGGTATCCACGTCGCAAAAAACAACGACGTGGTATCAACTAATGATCACACACTATTTTTAAGCGACAATGACGTGCTTAATGCTTTTGATAATGCCGATGGCGGTTTTGATTTGTCTGAGTGTTATGAGTACCCAGAGGATGGCATCATCTTGGATACGTCTAATAAATGGCCTATTTTGGACAGTAAGGTTAAATACGTTGGTGTCGAGATAGACTATGGTACTGAAACTGCGAACATCTCTTATCATGTGTTCGTCGATAAACAATTAAAAACTGCACGTCAAACCGTTGAATTCGCCGTAAAACTTATCGGTGCTAAGTTCCCTGACTATCAGCGTGTTATGCCCACACGCAACGACTCAGAGCCGACACCCACAATCATAAACTTTTCGCCCGCGCTACTCGCTACGATTGCCAAAACATTTCCTCGCAAAAACACCGGTGTGTCGATTGAGATATTTGGGGCTAATACTGCGATTAAGATTACGAGTAAATACTCTCCGACATTTATATTAATCATCATGCCATGTCGAGTATGATAACGGATGACTCACAACTAACTAAATTTGATTGATAAACGGCTCGCGAAGAGTTTTACACAAAAGAGGCAGAAAATGAAATTTGATATCTTAAATCGGGTCGGTAATGAAGTGAAATTTACGGCAGACATAGACTGTAGTGAATCATTGTTAGAGGCGCAGAAATTGGGTTTAGCGGTGAAGTGGGCGGTGAGGTGGGTGATTAGAAGTCGTACCGAACTGCGTGGTGCCGATCTGAGAGGCGTCGACCTGAATAATGTCGACCTGAGTGGGGCCGACCTGAGTGGTGCCGATCTGAGAGGCGTCGACCTGAGCGGGGTCGACCTGCATGATTCCGACCTGCATGATTCCGACCTGCATGATTCCGACCTGCATGATTCCGACCTGCGTGGGGCCGACCTGAGCGATTCCGACCTGAGCGGGGCCAACCTGAGCGGGGCCAACCTGCACGGGGCCAACCTGCGCGGGGCCGACCTGCGCGGGGCCGATCTGCGCGGGGCCGACCTGAGCGGGGCCAACCTGCGTGGGGCCGACCTGAGTGATTCCGACCTGAGCGGGGCCAACCTGAGCGATTCCAACCTGCGCGGGGCCAACCTGAGCGGGGCCAACCTGAGCGGGGCCAACCTGCGCGATTCCGACCTGCGCGGGGTCGACCTGCGCGGGGCCAACCTGAGCGGGGCCAACCTGCGCGATTCCGACCTGCGCGGGGTCGACCTGCGCGGGGCCAACCTGAGCGGGGCCAACCTGGATAATTCCGACTGGGTACCAAAAATCGAAAACATCCACGCCACCGTATATGCCGCTGCGAAGGAGGGAGATGCTCTTGACATGGATCAATGGCATACATGCGAGACCACCCATTGTCGGGCGGGATGGGTGGTCACTCTTGCCGGGGCGGCGGGGAAGGTTATGGAGGGTGTTTACGGGACGAGTGCGGCGGCAGCATTAATCTATATGTCTAGTGATCCGGCTATGAAAAAGATACCAAATTGGTTAGCGTTGGATGAAGATGCTCTGCAAGATATGCAAGAAATGGCAGAAGCGGAACAACTAACTAAAGAGGCAACATGAATGAGTTGGCTCTTTTCGCGGGTGAGCTTAAGTTACTTGACAAACAGCTCGCGAGGGGGTTTACCCAAGAGGATCAAAGGAGGTACGAGCATGCGTGTTGGATGTCATAAAAATGTAACTGAGTACGATGGTGCATTTAATTGTCTTGACTGCAATAATAAATGGGGAGCACTCGGCCCTGACTACCCTAACAACGCGTCAAAATATTGCGACGTTAAGCTATTATCGTTGACGGGCAAGACTAACACGAGATATTGTGATAAGACCCACCAGAGCCACATTTGGATAAATTGGCAAACTAACGATCGTCAGTGTGAAACTAGCGAAGATCAATTATCAGCGATACTCTATGATGTGTTTAAAAAGTTGGAGTCAGGCGTAACAGTTGAATTAAGTGTGACCCAAAATGAATAGAGAAAACATACAAGCATCAATCAACATCTTGCAACGAGTGATTGACAGGGGCTCTAATTTTGATATCAATTTTTGGGCCAGCCCCCTGCGGCAGGGGGTTGATGCAAGCGAAGAGTCATACCACGCTTGCGGCATGTCTGCTTGTTGGGGTGGATGGGTTGGAGTTTCGCCTGAATGGCCAGGGGGCGTTGACTATTCTGGCGGGCCTACTCTAATAAATGGATACGGTGAAAAACTTGTTGGTACCTGTGCTCTGGCTCATTGGCTAGACGTTGACCTTAAGATGGTCGCAAGTATCGCAGGTTTGGTCGAGGTGGGGGAGTATTACGCTGTTCGCAAGGCTGACATCACCCCGCAAATGGTAATAACTAAACTAGAGGACTTATTAAATGGATAAATATGACGAGTGTGAATTAACAGCTATAGAATACACAAACAGCGGCACGACAGTCGAATCTTTCGAGGACGAATTTGACGGCGTTAAATTTTACTATGTGTGCAAAATAAATGGAGTGAGTTGTCGAAGCGAAATTAAGTATCTATCGCACAAAGCGGCTGTAGACGCAGGTCGAGAGTTTATTGACACCCACAAGGTGGTTAGTCCATTTAATAAATGGCTTTACCGACACAATTACGAGGTCAGGAGCGTCGGTGACAACTTTTATTGGGTCGCGAGATTCTATGGCGAGAATCTAACTTCCGATGCTGTAGATAGTCTCACACTTGCGGACAGTAATGGGCGAGAGTTTCTATGCAAAATATATGATTTAGAAAACAACCAAAAAGAGGCAACAAAATGAAAACTACAGCATTAGGAATTACAGCACTACTATTAGTTATTATTGGATCAAACGATGCTGTTGCATCACGATACGGATATCAAAATAACTACAATTATAATAAGAGCAGCTCACGCAGCAATGCGAGCAGTGACTCTCTAAGCACAAGCCGGGCAACCGGTGGGAATGCTCTCAGCACGGCAAGCGGGTTTGGCGGCAGCTCTGACAATCAGGTAAATATCGGCGGCGACACGACAACTTTTCGTTTCCCCGTTTCGTCTGCGTTTGCACCCCAGGCGATCAACAATGCAGAGTGCGGGCGTGCTGGGGGCATTGCTGGACAGCTTAGAAATTTCGGTGGCAGCCTTGGGTTACCACTCAGCAACAACCTAGATTGTGATGCCGATAATGATGCAAATTGGCTTATAACATTGGGGTACGTGGATGAAGCAATAAAATCAAAATGCCAAAAAAGATCAATGCGACGCGCACATGGTGGTGATGCTCGCGGCCGGAAATCGCGTGCGGACAATTGTTATAACGAGCTTAAGACACGGCGTGTCGCCCAGGTTGCACCGACAAACTCCAGCAATGCCTCCGCAGTCTCCGACATCGACGAAAAAATATCCCGTGCTTTTGCGGCATCACAGAAGAAATAGACAATTATCTGACATTAGGAGAGAGAATCATGCATAAGATATTATTGGGCATTGTTGCCGTAGCTGTAATTACACTCACATACTATCCCGTGCCCGCGTGAGCGAATCGGCAATACAATCAGCGATACGATTAGCAGCTCGCGACAACGGGCAGTTGCTATGGCGCAATAATTCAGGTGCATACTTTGACAAGCGTGGAGTGTTAGTTAGGTATGGACTGGGCAATACGAGCAAAGCAATAAATAAAGTATTAAAGTCGAGTGACTTAATTGGAGTCACTCGGGTTAACATCCAACCGCATCACCTGGGACGCACTATAGCGGTATTCACCGCACTTGAAATAAAGCAGGACGTTAACAAGATTAAGTCACCCCGAGAACTAGCACAAGCTAACTATATTAATCTTATCGGAGACTGCGGAGGCATTGCTGGATTTTGTGACACTATAGAGGATGTGGAAATTTTAATAAGGGAGTTTATACAATGACATGTTCAACAATCACTCTCACTGACGATCAAATACTGATGCTATTATTGTGGCATGATGTAATATCAAGCCTCGTGCCCGCAAGACTTAATTATCAAGACGACGAGCTGGCGAATATGTTATTTTGTAGATTGACAGACAAAAAAAAGACTCCCCATAAATTAACACAGGGAGTCTGACACACACACGCTAGGAGAGAGGCCAAACGTTCGGTCACTGTACCCCAGCCCTTTATTATTTGCAAGGGTTATTTATGTATCCGAAAAAATTACTAGAATATGACCAATTTGTCAACTGGACTTACTTACCTGACAAAAATGGGGAATTACAAAAAGTACCTATAGACATTAATACGTTGCTACCTGTTAATGCTCACAACCCAACATATTGGTTGAGTTATGAGAGTGCCACCGCCAACTCAGATAAAATAGCATTTGTGTTAGCGGACAGTGATCCTTTTTGGTGTTTAGACATCGATTACTGTATTGATCCAATAACCGGTGCGATTGACGACCGTGTGACAACCTGGGCACATGAGCGATTTAAGGGCGCGTATGTCGAGCGCTCGACATCAAATACTGGCATACATGTGTGGGGATGTGGTAGTCCCCCGGTCGATCATCGATGTCGATTTGACAACATTGAATTTTATAGTCGGGCTAGATTTATAGCGTTAGGAAGCTCGATCAGCGGTGATATATGGTTGGACTGGACTGACACACTCAAAGAGTATGTGCCGAGCAAGCCCGCTGATGAGTTAGGGTTGTCAAGTGAGATTGATGACACGCCCCATCCGGATGCCACACCTCCGGAAACTGACAGTGCTTTATTAGAGTTATTATTTCGCGAGAATATACTTAACCAGGCGCTTTACGAGGGTAACAGTGTTGTACTTAGTGGACGGTATTTAAAGCAAAAAGATGGTATAGGGTGTGGATTTGATCACTCAAGCGCACGCCTTGCGCTGCTCGGCAAGCTGGCATTTTACAGTGGTAACAATCGCGCACGAATGCAACAGTTGTTTATGCAATCCCCGTTGGTGCAAAAATGGCAACATTGGCCCCAACATTTGCGCACACGCGAACTTAATAAGGCATGTGGTGATGTTGTATATAGTGGCGCGGTCGAACAGAGCGAAGGCCTGGAGGCTCCACTGGTCGAATCAGGCGATTGGGTCAATAATGAGGTCACAGATCGAGGCGTAATCATGAGCGGTAGAGCGTGGCTAACTACCGAAATATTCCCTAACCGACTTGCTGAATTTTTTGATGACTTTAGATTGATTACTGAATCGGGTAAAGTGTACGAAGTATCAACCGGTAACATTTATACCAGGGCTAGCTTTAACGATAGTTTTAATACTAATAGTTTTATTTTTATATTAAGTGTCAACCCTCGTAAAGTAACTGACAAACCGTACGAAGCATTTAGTCGCACACCGCTGCCCTCACATAAAGCAATGTATCCTATTCTGCAACCTGGTTCACCGCTGGGTGCGATATCAGTTACCGATAATATTAGTTATTGCAATGTCTATCATCGACCATCGGCTAAAAAGGGGGATGTGTCTAAATTTTTAGGGTTAGTTGAGACCTTATACCCTGATGACCACAATATACTACTCGATTATATGGCCCATGTAGTGCAAAACCCACAAATAAAAATGGGCTGGGTGCCCATCCTGCAAGGCCCAGAAGGGTGCGGCAAGTCAATGATCCTAACCATTTTTAGAAAGTGTGTGGGGGCTAAATATTCAACACCGATTGGTAACGATCAATTGTCAGGTGACAAAAATGGTTGGTTGGAAAGTATGTTGGTTGGTACCGTCGATGAATTTAAAATTAATGATCCGAAAGCATTAGCTCAGTTGATGAATTATATCACTGATCCCGAAATACAACTTAGAGCAATGTATCAAGATGCCCGCCGCATTGACAATTTGATTAATTTTTTGATGGCAACAAATCATAAGGATGCGGTGCGAATAAATATCAACTCACGACGCTGGGCGCATTTTTATGCGAGCGTGCAAACTTTCGCCGAGATGTTGAATGCGGGTTTGGACTCAAACTACTACATAGCTTTAGCAAAATGGTTGCAAAATGGCGGGTATGCTAATATTAATTATTATTTACTCAAGCGTGATGTGTCAGCCGTCAACATAACCCGAGCACCAAAAACCAGTGTTACACGCTTAGCAATTGTGGAATCTTACACATCATTCCAGCGTGCGGTGGTTGAAGCGGTTGACTGTAACAGGTTAGGATTTACAGAGGGGGTTATAGTAAGTCATGAGTTACGTGCGTTGGTAAATGAGAGCACAGGCAAACCGGTGTGTCCATATCTCACAACTAAGCCACTGGAGACTTTAGGGTATCAATTGCATCCAGATTTGCATGATGGTCGATCACATAGAAAATTGAAACTAGAGGGGAGTCTTGGGCTGTCAGCCCCCCGACTATATTTTAAAACTGGTCACCCGTTACTCAACGTAGCAGGCATTACCGAGATATTTTTAGAGATTGAAAGAATATGGCAGCGTAAATTAAACACATCACCAACACTTGTATATAGCAAAGATTGATGGTAATCTGATGACAACTTTAGGATACACAAGATGAATAAACTTTTTAAACAACTTGAAGAACGCTGTGGGACAGTCACATCCACTCACAAACTACTAGGGATTTGTGAGTCGGGATACTTTCAGATGCGTAAAGGCACCACACGACTGCCCCGGTATATCATTAACTCAATGAGGGCACACCTTGCATTAAGTGATGATAAATTTTTAAAATTTAAACACACGAAAAGGAACTAAACATGTACAAACTAACAATCAACTTTGACTCAGTCTCACAGCTTAAATGCGTTGCAGATTTTATTGCTAGTCAGCGAGCGACAGAGGTAGCACCGACAGCGACATCAATAGAGGTGGCGCCGACAGTGGCATCAATAGAGGTGGCGCCGACAGTGGCATCAATAGAGGTGGCGCCGACAGTGGCATCAACCCCGTGGGATGCCCGCATACATAGCAGCACTCGGAGCGTCACAAATAGTGGTGAGTGGGTCAAGCGCCGAAATGTTGACAAAGCAGAATATGAGCGAGTGCTTGCTGAGATTAATGCCCCAGCAGAATATGAGCAAGCACTCGCTGAGGTTGACGACTTCCCCGCCACCCTCACCCCGGTAGAGCCTGTCCAGGCCGAAATTAGGTATGAAAATATGCAGGAAGCCCTAGCGCATCTAGCTAATGTAGTGTCTAAAGTTATCGGTGACGGCGCCGTGTTGCCTCAGGATATTATGGGTGAGTATAAACTGTGCGGTGTGAATAATCTTGATCAGCTTAACAGTGACTTAGAGTTGGTCAATAAAGTGATCGTGCATTTTGAGTCTAAAAGTGCATAAACTACGCATGTCCGGCGCACCGCGTTGGTCAAACTGCGCGGCCAGCGCGTCGATGGAATATGACGAGCCCAACACGAGTAATGACGCTGCTCGGGAAGGTACCGCCGCACATTGGGTGCTGGAAACTGGAGCGAGTGTTGCGGGTGAAAAAGCACCCAATGGTATCATTATTGATGAGGATATGATTATTCACGCTCAAGAGGTGATAGAGCACTTCCGCACGCTTGAAGGCTGTGAAGAGCTTGAGATGGAGGCTGTGGTGCAAGTAAGCACTCCCGCAGGTCATACTATTACAGGCCGTTGTGACCTGCGAGTGCGGACATTCAATCATTTAATTATTGCGGATTATAAATACGGTCGGGGTTTGGTTGATGATTGGTCGCAAACCTTAGGCTATGCGGTAGCCACCCTGGCAGGTGAGCGATTGCCTAATAACATAGATTTGATGATATTACAACCACGGCCTTGGCATCATGACGGCCCGTATCGAACAAAAACGCTGAGTCGTGCGGAGTTTGAGACCACTCGTGATCAATTTCTGGACGCCGCCGATGCGACCTACTTACCTGATCCGGAAATGGTTGTGGGTAGATATTGCAAAGAGTGCAAGGCTGGACATAAATGTCCAGCCTTGCGCATGTCTAGCCTAGAGGCAATTGATAAATATACTGGTTTATCAATATTACCGGATATGCCAGCTAATGAACTATCGGCAGAGTATGATCAAGTTACCAGATTACTAAGTGTAGTTAGTAAACGCAAAGATGTACTATCTGATCAAATTAAACTCAAATTAAACTCAGGTCAGTACGTGCCCAATTATCAAACTTTGCCAAAATTTGGCAATCGATTTTGGCAAGACGAAAACCAAGCTAAACTGATGGCGGCGCTGACGGGGGTGGATATTTCAACACAGTCAATTTTAACCCCCACGCAAGCGGTCAAAAAAGGGCTGGCTGATGAATTAGTATCGACACTAACCAGTCGAAGTATATCGAGTCATCAACTTGTAAGGGTTGATGTGTCTAAAAAAGCAAAAGAGGTCTTTAAAAATGAATGAAAAATTATATATAATCACACCTGTTGGTCGGATAGTGCAAGGGCATCCAATGGAACCGAACACGAAAGGATATAATGGCAATGTGGCGGTTAACAAAAATGGTGAACCTAAAACTAGTTATTTCTTTTCTCTAGCTATTGAAAAAAATAACCCCGATTGGGTAGCATTTTGGCAGCAGATAACAGATTACGCCGCCAAAGTTTACCCAGGCAATGAGTCGACATTCAGCGGCTTCAAATGGAAATATTTGGATGGTGACGCACCCGAACATTTGGGCAAGGACGGATTTGCGACGTGTCATGTACTTAAGTTGTCGCAAGGATTTGTACCCTCCCTTGTTGATAGCGCGGGTAACGGCATGAACGGCGATCAGCTAAAACGCGGTGACTTTGTGAGAGCACAGTTAAGTGTCGGCCCAAATCGCGAGGCGTCGCCAAACACTGGCTTATTTTTAAATCCATCTATGATACAGCACGTCGCTTTCGGTGCTGCAATTTCAGCAGGGCCGGATGCGGCAGAAGTATTTGGTGCTTCTAAAATAGGTTATGTTCCGCCGGGTGCAAGTCAGACACCAGCCGCGCCGGCTCAAGGATTGCCTGGCACTCCGGCTCCGGCTCAACAATACGCACCAGCCGCGCCGGCTCAAGGATTGCCTGGCACTCCGGCACCGGCTCAACAATACGCACCAGCAGCACCAACTCAAGGGCTGCCCGGCACTCCGGCACCGGCACCGGCTCAACAATACGCACCAGCAGCACCAAC